GAAAATAGATTTTCATACACACTCAATACTTTGTCTTGGCATTTTTTAAACAAAGGTAAAAATGAAAAGTCATTGACCGAAGCTGCAAAGTCAAGAGGACTAGATGCAAAGGCTGACATGTGGCAGCTACCTGCTAGTGAAGTTGGAGCGTATGCAGAAAAAGATGCTGAGTTAACTTTTGAACTTTGGCAGCACGTAAAAAAATTAATTGTTGAAGAAGACATTCAAGATATTTTTAATCTTGAGACTGATCTTTTTCCTTGTTTAGTTGATATGCGTTTCCTAGGGGTGCGGGTAGACGTCGAAGCAGCGAATCAATTAAAAAAAGAATTAACCACCAAAGAAGAATTATTATTACACCAAGTGAAAAAAGAAACAGGAGTAGATACTCAGATATGGGCTGCAAGATCGATTGCCAAAGTTTTTGATAAATTAAATTTACCTTACGATAAAACTGAGAAAACACAGTCACCTTCATTTACAAAAAATTTCCTTTCTAATCATTCACATCCTACAGTGCAATTAATATCACAGGCTAGAAAAATAAACAAGGTCAATACAACTTTTATAGATACAATAT